TCACAATGAGAAAATTACTGGGAATATTATTTATTTCAACAATTATATGTAATTTATATTTAATATTAGAGATAAAAACATTACGATTAGAGGTAGACTATTTAGAAAAAGTTAGTGAGTTTACTTTAGATCAGATAACCGAGAAAGATGAGAATATCGGGGAGCTATTAACAACGTACTATAATAAAAACATAAAGCACCGGTAATCGGTGCTTTTAGTCATAAAAGGTACCCCAAACGATACCTCCGGGCGGTGCTTTGGGTTTTTTCTTTTTTATTTTTTCTTTTCGATTTTGTATATACTTTTTAGATATTTTCGGTTTTGTTTTTTTCATATTATTGCCTCAAGTTAGAATTAGTTTAATGAGTTCCAGCGTAATATTTTTAACTTTAATATTTTCAAAATAGACATTTCCGAGTTTAAATTGTTTTAAAAAGTCGTTCCAGCAATTATACTTTTTTGCATTTTTGAGCAGTAGGGAGTTAGGTCTGTGATTTTCAAGCGTAGTCGAGAATATATAAGGTGTATTATGTTCGTAGTCTGTACTTACATAGACCTTACCCCCCTTATAATTATACCATATTCCTAGAGTTTTATCCTGCCATATAAAAGCAAAAGAAAAGGAGCAGTTTCCGGTTTTTTTCTCGATGAAATTATTATTATCTCGGAGGAAATTATTTTCTATTGCATAGTCCCCGTAATCAGATCCGGCTACAAGTTGACCAAACTTAGTAGTTTTTTTAAATTTCCTGTACTCCTGATTTTGCATAATATGTAGTAATATTAAATTATTATTGTAAAGTTGTATTTCTTTATATTTGTTCGGGGTCATGTTGAAATATAAAAAGTAAGGGTTCGTTTGTGATATTGCATTTGCCAAGAATAGGACCCTGACATTGTCCCGAAGTCTGAAAACGGTTTCGCAAAATTCCAAAAAAGTATTTACTTCCGAGCTCAGGTAGTGATAGCAGCCCTTATCAATAATAAATTCATCAAATATTATTGTTTGAACTTTGTCATAACATACTGATTTTAAAATGTTGGCCACCGATAATGAAATCGAGTATCCGGCAAGTTTGTTATCAATATAAAAAGAATCACCACGAACTGAAAAAGAATGATGAGGAAATTCTGAAGATACGTCATTAAAAAAAGATTTTTTCGCTTTTCCCGATTCGGTTTTATATCGACGTAAATAAATAAATTGAGCTCCTGATTTAATAAATTTATTTATGACAAACTTTTTGGCCGAGTACGTTTTACCGACTCCTCTCTCCCCTACCAAAAAATTAAAATAAGCATTATAAGTAAGTATATGATTAATATCATAAAACATAGAATCACCTAAAAGGATAGCCGGGCTTATTAGCCCGGCATGAATATAGTAAACGACATTTTACCGGCTGTACTTAGTGGGTATCAATCCAAAAATTAAGCGTGTCCGATATTTCACGGTGATACTCAGGCTTAATTCTAAGTATGTAAGCGAGGTTAATGTCAACAATATAATATTACAAAATACTTGTATTGTCAACAATAAGTGATAAAGCAATCTTTAAACCCTTTTGATTTTAACTCGTTTTTCAAGTTAATTGCGTTTTGTTCATGATTATATGCTCCGAGTTGGACTCGGTAAAATTTTTTAGGTAAAGATACTCCGAGTGTGTGAAGTATTGCCCGAGCGTACGCTTTTCCGAACTCTTGCTGTTCGGGTATTGTATCACATATTTGTATGTCTGTTTGATTATCGACAAAACACCCCTCAGCAATTACGGCGGGGGCTGAGGTTTCTCTGATAAAAGCGAAATAATCGGTATTTTTATCATTGAGCCGAGTTTTAATACCTCTTGAATTTTGTCCGATTTTGATTATTTCCATTTCCATATTATGAGCGAGGGTTTTACCCATACCGCCTTTATAATGATAGTAGAACTCGGCCCCGTCCCCACCTCCGGCATTATTATGTATATCAATAGCTATATCGGGGTTGAACTCATTACACATTTTAATACGCTGTGTAAGGTCGCAATTTGTGTCCTTATCTCGGGATATTAGTACGGTTACTCCGTACTCGATGAGTAAATCTCGGCAAGCGAGAGCCTGAACTAAATTAATAGTTTTCTCGGTTTGATAACCTACTGCTCCGGGGTCTGATCCACCATGACCGACCCCGATAAAAACTCGATACATAATTAATCACTCCTATTTAAATAAAGCTTTTAACGTGTCATAAGCTCCTGAGGCTGTAAGATATATTGGAAAGATATTAAGAATTGCAAGTATAATTTCTTGTTTATTCCATTTATTTGCTAGTATGAGCTTAGAGAATGATACAAGAATTGCCGATAAAAAGCAGATAAGCACAGGGTCAAGGGGTATAAACCCCTTAATCGCTTGCACCATACCGCAAGTTACCGCAGCGCACTCTGTTAATTGAGATAACTTATACGGTGTTATAAATTCGTAGTTCATAGTAGGCCTCCACATCAGTAGCTATAACCTATGATTTTGTATACTTTGAGTTGCAATGCAGTAGTTGTGTTTTGTACTGTTACGGTTCCCGCTGTTGATGATGTATTTTTTGGTCTAAACACGCACATTTTTTGATCACCAAAAGTTAGAGTTGTGCCGGAGATATTAACCATTGAACTCATTAGCTCCAATCGTTCCTCTTTGGCCGTTAAATCATAAAAAGCGTCCGTATGAACGATGTTGAAACCGCAAGTGGAGGACTTATTGTTAAAAGCTCGATAACTTCCTCCATGGTAATCACCAGAAGAGGTGCCACCTGTTTGGGCCATAGCGTAGAATAATTCGATGATGTCATAATTAGCAATTGTATCCGATAGTGTTATATCATCGTGAGCGCCGGAGGGGTCGGCAAACAGTGAGGTAAAGGTCATCACACCCAAATTTTCGCGGGCTTCCGAAGCCGTTGTCCCGCCGGTTCCCCCTTTGGCTATTCCTAATTTGGCTGTAGTAGTTATGTTATCTGTGCCGTTACCCAGTAATATGTTACCCGATGTTAATGACGTGCGACCCGTGCCACCATTGGCAACAGATACAGGGAATTTTCCGTCAATTTCGTTTATTGCTGCCACTAAATTAGTATTGACGGTTGTTTCAAGGTCTGAAAGTCGACCAGTAATAGCTGTCACATTTCCGGCTGTTTGTAAGTTATAAAAAATCGGTGTATCTGACATATTAGCCCTCCTTAATCATCAATTACTCTGATCTCTACATATCCGGAACCGCTTGTTTTTACGGTACCTTGTGTAAAGTCAATAAGCGTACGGGGTAAATCAAATTCAATTAACTCTGCGCAATCCGAGGGAATTTTGACATATTCAGATGTTAGTATTTCCGGACCCCATGAGTAGAATATATCATCATCGGTTAAATTTTTTACTAACACTTTGTAAGGTTTACAATTATAATGTATTGTTTTACTGTCATTACTAACACCCGTAAAATTTAAGTGCCAAGCTCTGATACTGTTTTTATAATTCATAAGTTTACCTCTCAGTCATATTGATATAGTATTATTCGATATAGATTAAATTGATTATATTCACTTTGTGATGTACTCAATGAGGAATTATCTATTGTCGTAATTAATCGAGTACCGGTAGTAATTGTAATTGTACCGCCATTCGTTGGATCGTAATCTATTTGATACTCTGTACTTGCAAGATCTATAATACGATGACCGCTTGACGTGTGAGGGTAAATGTAAGATAAGTGAGTTACGACTCCGGAATCTTTAAATTTAATTACGGTACTACAATCGAAATAATCTTGTGTACCCGGTGGGTTATAAGCATAAAATAATTCGATGTAATCGATACGCTCTAAGCCTACGTCATAACGAGTCCAGTTATTATTCATTTCAGTAGATCTTGAATATTGATGTTTATACTTGAAAAGGCCTAAATTATGTCGGGCGGTTGGTTTTGTTGTTCCCCCGGTGCCTCCCTGATCCACTCCCCAAGTAGTAGTTAGGATTGAATTAATCGCTGATACTAAATTTGTTTTGTTAGTGGTTTCAAGATTCGCTATCACTCCCATATCATCACGAACACCGGTAAGTGAAGTATTAATATCTGAAATATCTCCGACATTTGCATTATATCCGCTGTTTATTGCCGATACAATATCGGTTTTTGTTGGTGTTTCAAGATTAGTAAGTGAGCCTATATCATTAGTAAATTTATTATTAATTGTTTGTATATCGTCGGTATGACCGTTTACGGTGGTTGTAAGATCGTCGAGATCCTTTGCGACCGGGTCGGGTATCTTCTCGGCTATGATAACCGGGTCATAAGTATGAGTAAAGGCAACTATTAAATCATCATCGGGTATATCGTCGGGTGTTTTTTCCCTGACATAATAAAAGGATCCGTCCCCCGTTTTGTAATTAGTTTTGCCGAGTGTTTGACATATTATACCGGCACTTAAATTTTGTGCTGCTTTAAGGTCTGCAAGCGTTGGAAAAGCAAAAGACTTGGCTAAAGCGACATAAGAAGTTAAAATCGTTGTAAGCGTGCCTTGTTCGGCCATAGTTTGAAGTCCGGCAAGAACGGCGGGCTCAATATCCAGTGACGAAAAATAATTTTGTAATTCTTTAATTGCGTCATTTTGAGCCATATCCGCCGTAATAAGCTCGTTAAGTTTTGCTGTAAGTTTGCATAGTACCTCATAATAAGAGAGTGAATCATCATATACTGCGGGTAAGACTTTTTGACAATAGAACTTAAATACATACCCGGGTATTTGCGGTAAAGGTTTCATAAAATCTCCTCCTTAATAAATTGCCATAAATAATGATGATAATCTTTCGATAATTTCGGAATCAATCGCTCTGATATTGTCCCTAAATTGTTCGACCATTTTCTGAGCTGTTGCCGATACTCCGGAATTTCCTTTGATATGCTTGGTATAACTTGAATTACCCTGACTTTCCTCACTTCCGGTAGAATCAGCTCCCGATGAGCCGGTATTGCTTGTCGTGTTGTCGGTGTAATTACTTAAATACTTGGAATCTTTAACATTTTGAATACCGACCGAGGGGGTTACACTGTTTTTACTTTCGCTTTCGCCGTGGTCCTCTGAGGTGGTGGTTGCGTGTGAGGTGGTCGCACCGGTCCGGCTATCTTCTGCTGTGTAGGTTTCTGTGAAGTCGACATTTACCAGCGGGTCATATTCTATTGAACGGCTGTATATTAGAGGTAAGTAATACTCCATAAGTAAAGACATTTCCGCTTTTGCTTGCATTTTGAAAAGTCCTACTGTTTCAAGTCCTATTTCCCTAAGGTAATAATAATTGATAATTTTATTTGCAAGTTTGTATTTCGACCATATACCGCTATTTTCTACTACTTCAATTTGTGCCGGGGTTAGGTAATCTTCGAGATTATACGCTGTAAAGGTATCAATTAAATCTTGTCGACCATGCTCTGAGGCCTCACAAATATTTTTAAGTGTTGTTGTATAATTACTCATTGTTTTGTCCCTCCACTTTTTCCCCAGGGTTGTCAACAATAGAGCCATTATTAAATAAATTGTAGTTTATTTTGACATTAATATTTAACCCAAAATACTTATTTATTTGATCGCAAGCGTGTTTTCTACACCGGTAAGCATTATATAAATTGAGTGAGATAAAATGATTGTTAGATTCTGTTTCTGCCTCGATAACTCTCTCTTTTTTCTCGACATCGTTATTATTAATACCTAAAAAGGTAAGTACCTCGTTCCATATTGCTTGCTTTTGTATTTGCAATTTGTCGACCAAATACGGGGCTCCGGTGTTAATAACATTGATACCGGTATCACTCATTAAATCATTAGTACCATATATAACCGGTTCGTTTCCGCTGTATTTCTCATAGAGATTTAAAAGCGATAATCTTTTATTTGCTTTACACGTAATAAGTAAGGGTGTTTTTTGCTGATTCATATTTACGTCAATAGTTCTTTCGACTTGGTAAAGCCGTTTACAGAATAGCTTAATTGTGTTAAACGTTGGCCACATATCCGGGTTATTTTTAATCAGCACTACGCACTTGCGATCAGGATCAATATCTTTGACATTTACTCCATTGTAAACATATTTGTTTCGAGGTGTTATATCTAAGCCATAGCAATTACACTGTATCGGCATTCGATATAAATTGAGTTTATCAGATATACATACTTCCGAGATAACGTTTCCGTAATCTTCATGTTTCCAAGCCCCCAAAACACCCTTAAAATACAGAGTGCTTTCCATGAAGTCCTCGTCCCATGACTCCGGTAAATTTTCATATTTAAATCGTGCTGTCGCAATTTGTTTAATACGGTAGCAATAATCGTTATAAGTACTATTATTCATTATTGCTGACCGTTCCATTGATTTTTTATTCATACACTGCCTCCCCCGATACTTTTACTTCCCAGTTCTCGCCCTGATGACCGGTATATTTATATATTGCCTCCGGGTGGTGCCATATTGTAACCCCATTATCAAATATTGCTTTTATTACATTCAGATCTGATTCAGGTATATTTCCGACAATATTCGCTCCTACCGTTTTAACATAATTATACCAATACCTCGATTTAGTGTTCGGTAGTTTAAGCTCATTTGTTTGATAGCCGTACATGTCGAAAAAATCATCGATTCTTTTTGCGTACTCGCTTTTTACGGAAAACCTCGCAAAAGTAGTCTGCCAAAAATACCCATATCCTAAAAGTGTAGCATTTGATGATGATAATACCCCGGTATCAGGTAATAACGATTGTTTTTCTACCTGAGCATTAATCGCTCTTATGTCATACATTTTATTACCGGCATTCGCTAAATTGCTAAGGGCTAAATCTTGAAGATTAAGGTTGTGATTTTCAACAGCATTTATACCCCCGACCGTTCCGGTAATCATACCGGCCAAGTTTCCTGACATAGTGCTTGTTGCTGCCGATACTGCATTATTAATTAAATTAGCCGTTGCGTTTGCGTTTTCTCGGCTCGTTGCTATATTGTTTCGGGCCATTTGCATATCATACTGAAAATTAGTACGGTCCACAGATAAATTTACAATTTGCGAGTTTTGAGCAAGCCAAGTATTAAAAACATCATTAGTATATGAAATCATCGGGTAGCCGTTAAGAGTTACGGCCGATAAGGCATCGTGATAAGTGCCGTGATACCCCTCAGGTCTTATAACAACTGTCGGGTTCGGGTTTATCTCAGATACTCCCTTAAATTCGATCTTATCAGGGTTGATAAAGTTTTCATACCTATAAATTTTCGGTGTTCCGTTAGGTGCCGTAAAGCCTAAATAAGCATAAGGATATGTCAATAATTTTTTGTTATGCGGGTTATACTTACCTGATAATTCTGTCGGGGCCTTAGTAGATAATATTGTTACTTGGGGCTGTTCAAAAGTGCTTGTTGATCCGTTAAGTATTTCTCGATAGTGCTCGTTCTGACCCCATTCGATATGAGCTGCAAGCTTTGGAATTGTAAAAACGGTAAAAATATAATTTGTTTGATTTGAGGTGTTGAGCAGTGAAATAAAATCATTGATACTATCTTTAATCAATATAAAGGGTATAGCCGAGGGTATACCGTTATAAGTCCCGCCCTCTTTATGAACTAAACTTGTATTACCGATTTTATCATAATTATAGGCTACACAAACTTGCGGTGTTAACTCATCATTTGCATTAAACTCCTCATAAGGTACCAACTCTCCGGTTTCTACACCCTCGGCTGCTAAATTTGAACCGGGTATGTCATCTTGTACGGGTATATGCTCCCGCTCGACAAACGACGGCCTCCAAGTAATGTAGTTTTGCCAAGTAGAATAGACATCTAAAGTTATTGTTAAGGCCGTACACCCGTCATTGACATACTTTTGATTAACAACAAAACAATAAAATAGTTTGCTCGAGTAATAAGCGTTTCTAAACATTAAGTAATTGACTTTGTAAAGCTTATCAATATGAACCGGTACATATAAAACTCCGTCCCGCCGGCTGTAACTACAATCTTCCCAGTAAAATTTAATCGGCTCTTCGCCCGGTCTTTCATAAGTTACTACATAGTTATTTAAGAAATATTTATACCGAGCCTCTGCACTTTTAAAATCTATTACATGATGATAATTACTATCAAAAGGTACATTGAGTAAAAATATTTCGCCGGTGGTTGGTGTTGGTGGGGTAATCATAAAATCACCCCGCTAAGCACTCGCCACAGTTACGGTAATTTGTTTGGAGGGTGGTGTTGCACCGGTTGGATAGGTGGCTGTACTTGTAATCGTTATTGTGGCCGTACCCGCTCCTACTGCGTGCACTACACCGGCACTGCTAACAGTTGCGACACTATCACTTGAGCTGACATACGATACTGACTTGTCGGTCGCTCCGGTATCCGGATAAAATTCGGGTTCGAGCGTTATATCATCATCGCCCACTTTCATGGATACATCTTCGCAATCAATAGTAAGAGGTAATACATCTCCGGTAACAAAACATACGGCATTAGCAAACGGGGATACCGCTAAGGTCTGCCATTTGTGTAAAGTATATTTACGGGTTAAGTTCTCGGTATTGTCAAAAGATCTCATTGTTTGCATATTGTCCCAAACTTGGAAAAAGGCCTCATCACATACCAAACATAGAATTTTACCCTCATCATCAAACTGATCAACTTCAACGATTCGCTGCATAAAGTCGGCTTTCTCCATGTGAAATGCTGCTGACAATACATCGACTCCAACGGTTTCAAGTGTTGCTGCCGTTACAACTACCACTTGATTATCAATCGGGGTCCAGGTTTCTACCGGTTTATTATCTTCTACACCCTGAGCTTTCGCATACTGCATATATTGATTAAAATTACTTGACGGAAATTTCATAAGCGATGAGTTAATTCTGAGCGTTTTGATAAATGCTTTACCTGTTGCCTCATCTGCCGGTTGTGTTACTTTAACACACTTGACAAGGCCTCGACTGACTGCTGAAGTTACAAGCTGTTTCATTAAAATAAACTCGTCCCGGTTATCGCCTGAATACAAACTATTAACTATACCATTAATAAGATTATTGAGTGAGTCATAAGAAGTAAAAGCTTGCCTGAATAACTCTTCGGTTATTGTTACACTGTATTTATTCTGACGGTTAAGACGATAATACGCTGCTTTTACATCGGGTTTGACGTTGGTAAGTAGATCATTACTATCAACATCATATTGTTTTCCCTTTGCCATATTTACAAAAATATCTTGAACATCTTGGCCCAGTGGCATAGAACCTTTTTTCAAAATGCTGAGTGGGTTTCTTGCAATCTTTGAATTTACTATTGTCATACCGATACGGTTTACAAGTGCGTCTAAAAATTCGTTTGCAAGTGCCGTGTATTCGATCAGCGGGTTTCCGACTTCGCTTAAATTTGAGCGTGTTGCTTGTGGTACTCTGTTTTGGTACTCAGCCGAGGCATTTTCCCAAATAGTGTTAAGTAATGTTACTAAATCTGCCATTATTTTAGCTCCCCTTTTTCATTAAATAAATCTTCAAATTTTAGTTTCTTTTCCGTACTCTCTGTTACATCGTCATCACCTCCCGCATTTTCTTGACCTACTCGCAAAAACAATCTCATATTTGTATCTCTTAAACTCTCGTTGTCGTGAGTAAGTTTTTCATTCTTTAATGTTATGTCATCAAAACTCGCACTTAGCTCCCCGTACCCGTCCGATAACTCCGATAATAAATCAGCAATTTTGCCGTCATCGGTTTCATGTGTAAGTTTCTTTATTTCCATAATCTTAGAAGTATATTCTTTCTTGTCCATAGTATCACCTTATTATATTAATTTTAATTTGATTTGCTATAAGCCATTTTTTGGTATTCTTAACTCTGACCGGTGGGGTAGGTGGTGTTGGTGGTGTATCTGTGAGATAGTCCCACCAAAAACGGGCTTGAGTCGCTCTGATCGGCTGATTCGGATCGGCGGGCCGTTCGTAACATGCAAGAAATGCAAGTGCTAAATATTCCGGCGTTTCGGTTGACTTCATGAAATCTGCAAAACTAAAATTATAAGTGCTTGTCGCAATCCATTGTATACCCTTATCAACTTCAAATACTATTCGATCGAGATTATGATTCATGGTTTCAGGATGATTGTTTACACCAATCCAGGTAGTATATTTCGTGTAAGGGGTCCACTGCACCAATCCATAACCATGACCTGAGGGATCTCCACCTACCCTGTCTGACTGCCAACGACCGGGGTTAATTGTAGACTCGCTTTGCATATTGCCAAGCATTCCGCATATCGCATTTTTTGTATATGCTCTATTCCGGAAATAATCATAAATATAATGCGCATTGAGTTTCATTTGATCCATATTTAAGGGGTTTGAACTGTCATAAGTATTACCGTAATAATTCCCATATTCCCCGTGAAATAGCTCCAAGCCCATAATATAACCCCCTTTAATCTATTATATCATATATTTCTAATTTTTTTAGATCCATTTGAAAAGTAGTAGGTACTAATTTCACTCCGCCTTTAACGTGCTTGTATCTGAGCTTGTCGTAATAAATAGTACCGATACCCCTGCGAAAATTGTCAAAAGTAACTTGACCATAGCACCTCTCAGGCAAGCCGGCACATTTTATATTTAGTTTTCCGCCCATATCTTCAATATATCTTTTAGGTTGTATAAATCTCGCTCTCTTGAATTTCGTTTCAATTTTCCAAGCTCCGAGCCGATAATCATCTATATCAACAATCTCCAAAAGCTCTTCCGCACTCAGTAATGTATGTATACTATCGGTATCGCTGTAAATATATTTATCTACCCCATAAGTTTTTATACTGTAATCTCTGATAACCTGAGAAGTTTCAATCGTTTTTTTGCGTGCGTAAGCCGTGATAAATGCTGCCATAGGTACATATATCGGCTCTCGATCATCACTCTCTACCGTTTTATACTTTACAATCTCATTTTCTAAATATGGTATTTTCATTTTACTTTTTGCATTGAGGCCAAACCGCCCATAAAGTGAATTTAACATGAGTTTAGCTGCTTGTTTCTTTCCAGCATTACCCCCTTTACCATGCTTTATTTTTTGCTCGGTCCAATAATCAATATATTTGTTAAATAACCCTTTTAAACCTCTAAATTTCCAACCGCCAATATATACGGGGTTATATACATTATAATTTTCAAAAAATAACTCCAAGTCTATATTTGTAAGTGTTAAAACAATAGTATCTTTACCACTGTTAACCAAATACTCGGTAGGGGAAAATGACGGGTTATTTTTTACTTGTATCATAGGTATTTTCCCGGGCTTTAATTCAAAAGTACATGATAATTGCTGTATGTATAAATCATGTACCGGGTCTTTTTTATATTTACCTTTAAATAGTCGTGGCTCTCCGATCGGTAAGTAAGCCGTTCGCATAACCCAAGGGTACAAGCTGTTGACATCTATTACTATACCCTCATTTACCACTTTACCCTCATATATCGGGTTTAAATAGGTAAAACCCCCTTTGTATGACTTTCTGATATTCTCATCTACATTAAGTTTTAGTACCGGAAAAAAGTGCCTGAACGTGTTGCGACCAATCATCTCTCGATAATTCTTGTAAGCGTTTGAGGCCTGAGTTATTTCATATAAGCCCTCATCTAAAAACATTTTAATAGCCCTCCCCGGTATAATTAAATCATTAAGTAAATATTTTTTATCACTTTCCTTAAGTCCTCCTGCGTGCCTTTCCTCGAAATAATCAATATTAAGTTTATTAATATTTAAACCAAATTTATCCGGTATCTTTTTTACACCAAAAGGTATTATTTTTAAACTATCAATAATTGTAATTGTTTTACGGCTGTCAAATCTAATTGTTATTTTATAAAATTGACCCATTTCACTAATAATACACTTAAAAGACTTGCCCGGCCGTCCCGTTTCGCCGTTCGTACATTTATACCCTGAAGTGAGCAAATACCATATGATAAATTCCCCGTCAAATTTTAGGTTATGAAAATAAACTATACTTCCGGCATGATCTCGGCACCAATTTATAAAACCCTCTATATCTTCGCCCATTTCATAGGCCTCGCTTGATATTTCCATAGCACCCCAAGCCCATACACTCGTTTCATTTTCTAACCATGTCACAGTTTCAAAATCAGCTATATATCTCCTCTTCTGCGTACTCTTCATGATCTACGCCCCAAGCCTCTAAAATTTTGCTAAATCTTTCCATATTTGCCTCACTGTATCTTATGTCCCATATGTCCGATGCGTTACGATCTCCGCTTATTCCCCTATAAAAAGATACCGGGCTGTCATAACTTTCCAATTTCTTAATTAAATCTTTATAGCCCGGTAAATGTCTGTATCTTTGCTTAATTGATTTGATATACCAATCTCGGTAACCCTCGGCTTGCTTTCGTTCATAATCTCCCGATGACAAACTTTTTATTCGTTGGAGCTTGCGGGCTCGTAAATATGGACTTAATTTATTGATATTCTTTATGTTGTATATCTCGCCCAGTATTGCTGCCCGCTCGTCTGATTCTAAAAACTCCGACTTCTTGGCCGTAAGTAACATTTTGTTTAATCTCTTTAATGCTCGCTTTTCGTCTTTCTTTCTGATTTTCTCAGTATACTTGACTGCGTTTTCAGGTGTAATACCTCTTATTTCTCTTAATTGCCGATTAAACTCCCTTTGCGTGGCAATTAAATTTTTTATATCTTGATACAACAACTTTCCGAGTCCTTTATCACTCGCAATTCTATTGTATCGACTTATCGCACCCCGTAACTTAGCTGATTCTTTCCTGCCTATCTTCATCATCAACACCCCTTATTTGATATTTACAACCCCGCTTTTCTATCCTCTGATAATATGCTATTGCAAAATATTGCCTCAGTTTAAACTCCATGGGCGGATCGAGTAATACCCGATACCTTGATTTAAACTTTGATAAATTTTCATAAATAAAATCAAAAGCTCCCTCTTGAAATTTCTTAAAATATAACACCGATGAAAAGGTAAAGGTAATTCCTTCAACACATAATTTTATCGGACTTTTTCCTAAATCATGATAAACAGTATTTCTCATAATAACCTCCAATACCCGGGGCTTTAAGCCTCCGGGTAATATTTAACGCTTGTGTACTCTCTTCCTTTTTTCGATTTTGCTTTACCTAACTTAATCGGTAACCCGTCACGCTTAATTTCTTCCTCATATCCATTTTCTTGTGCTTTCCTGAGGCCGTCTGTAAGTACCTTTGATCCAAAATAGAATACCTCGGGAATCTCTTTACAAACGAAAACCACAAACTCCCCATCATCTCCGGCCATAAAGTCATAATCAATTATTGTTACCGGCTTATCGATAATCTCATCAATTACTCCCTTTGTCCTTTCGTTCATAATTTCTAACTGTGAATTAAGACCTTTGC